GCCGTCGTAGTTCCGGTTATCGCCGCTGACGCGGTCTCTGCGACTTCGACTGGGTACGATGCAGCGTTGCAGCCGGTCGTTTCCCTTGATTTCGCCCCCAGCGGCGCCGTCGTTTACCAAGCCGTCGTAGTTCCGGTTATCGCCGCTGACGCGGTCTCTGCGACTTCGACTGGGTACGACCCTTTTATCTTCCCCGCCGTTGCGGTTGACGCCGTAGCTTCGGCGTCCTTGGTGTACCAGTCTGAAATGCTACCAATCGTGTCCGCCGACTTCATTTCAAACTCTGTGACCGTTTACGGCGCTACGGCTTTCCTTACTGACGGGTTGACCGCCGCCCATGACTACGACACTGCGGTTTCTTCGCACGTCGTCGGGGTGGGTGTAACACCACACGCTACAGGCTCGACCATAACCGCCCACGCTGACAGTGGGGCTGTTTCCGGGCACACTTACGCATCGACGTTGACGAGGCATTGAAATGACACCGCAAACCATAATTACTTCTGCCCGGTACATCCTCAACGACACGTCGACTACCGACCCCCGGCAGTCCGACGCGGAGCTGCTTGGGTACGTTAACGACGGCCTTAAAACTTCCGTCGGCCTCCGTCCGGACCTGTTTTCGACGGTTGGCGACTTTACCTGTGTCGCCGGGCAGTGCGAGCAGTCGCTGGCGTTCGGCACGGCGACGGCTCTGATCGAAGTGCTTTGTATCCACGGTGGGTCCGCTCTTACCCCCTTCGACATTGCTTCGATGGACCATTTCAACCCCGGTTGGCGGGCGGATACCGCAGGTGCGGCGGTGCAGTGGGCGCGGTTCCCTAACGATCCCCTCAAGTTTTTCGTCTACCCGAAAGCCCCGGCAGACCAGACTGTGGACGTTCGGTATGTCCGGCCGGCGACTGCGTTCGCCCTTGACGACGAAATTACGGACCTTCCGGAAGCCCTTCATCCGGCGCTTGTAGATTTTGTGGTTTTTCGTTCAGAATCAAAGGATAATGAGCACGTCCTGTCACAACGGGCGAAGGATCACCAAGCGGCGTTTGTCGCGCAGATTAAGGGGTAATCATGGCCACTTACGTAGCCGGCAATAACGGAACCAGCGCACTCGCTGCCACGATCACGGCGTCGACGGACACATCCTTCACCGTTACCACCGGGCAGGGCACCCGGTTCCCTACAATCAACAACGGCGGCTCTGGCTCCCAGTACACGTACATCACGCTGCAGAACACGGCCGGGGACATTGAAATCGTCTGCGTTGTCCGTCATGACGCCGCCTCAGATGTGTTCACTGTCGGCGTTGCTGGTACCGTCACCGGGGATTCGGCCGGACGTGGCCTCGAAGGAACTACTGCCACGACATGGTCTATCGGTGATGTTGTCGAACTCCGCGCGACGGCGGCGATGATAAACAACCTCGTTTCCCTCGACGCTACGCAGACGCTGACCAATAAAACCCTTACGAGTCCGACACTTACGACCCCAGCGCTGGGAACTCCTGCGTCTGGTACTCTTACCAACTGCACCGGACTTCCCGCCGCCGGCGTTACCGGTACGGCCCTTGTCGCGGCGGCAATCGGAACGACAGTTCAGGCGTACGACGCCGATCTGACAACGTGGGCTGGTGTTACCCCCGGCACCGGTGTGGCCACCGCGCTCGCGGTCAACGTCGGCTCCGCCGGCGCTCCGGTTTTGTTCAATGGCGCCGGCGGTACTCCGTCTTCGATAACGCTTACCAACGCTTCCGGAACTGCAGCGAGTTTGACTGCTGGGGCCGTTGCTGTTGGTGGGATTACGGGGCTAGGGACCGGTGTGGGGACGTTTTTGGCCACCCCTTCCTCAGCCAACCTTGCGGCTGCTGTGACAGGGGAAACAGGAACAGGCGCTTTGGTATTTGCAACCAGCCCGACATTGGTTACCCCCGCGCTCGGCACCCCCGCATCCGGCAATCTTGCCAACTGCACCTTCCCGACACTGAACCAGAACACGACCGGTAGTTCCGGCTCCTGCACGGGCAACGCCGCAACTGCGACCACTGCCACGAACAACGTCCTCAATGACAACGGGAACCTCGGGGTTGGGATGTTTGCGTATGGCTATGTCAATTCCGGTTCTGTTGCCGCTGGAGCAACAACGGCCACCTTGATTATGTTGACGCCAACTTACGATACCGGCACGAATGTCGGTGATTTTAGCGGATCAACGGTATCCCCCGGTGGCACGTGGCGTAATGTTGGAAATGTCACTACAACCGCCTCGACACCAAGACAGGGTAGTCTTTTCCAAAGGATTGCATAATGACCATCACACTTCTCGAAGCTCGCAACCCGAAAGCGTTGGATGCTGACGGCTCCCTGATCGAACTGGAATGCCGATTCTCTCACCTTCCCGACGAGTGGCTTCTGTTCGGGGCGTCCGCCAGTGACGTAGAAGCGCATTGCAGGGACGCCCACGTTCGCGCAGTAGCTGGTGAATTTGGCCCAATCGCTATCTACGTGAAGCCGCAATCCGAGATAGACGGGGAGGCAGTAAAAGCCAAGAACGCCGAGGACGCCGCCGCCGCTAAAACTTACGCGAAGCTGACCGCGCTGAAGCAGATGTCACCCGCAGAAGTGCAGGCATGGGTTGCTGCGAATGTCACCAATCTGGCGCAGGCGCAGGATGCGATTGCGACGCTGGCGATTGCGGTGTCGATACTGGCGCGGCGACTTTAAGCCGTCCGTTTTATGGCGATGATAAAAATTACGCCCTTCGCGGGCATGATTCCCCGAACTGGGGCGCGACTGCTTCCGGATTCTGGCGCGCAGTCGGCGGACAATGTGAAAATTCAGTCGGGTGAACTTCGCCCCCTACATGAGCCGGCGCTGGCATACACCCCCGCATCGCCGAAGACGAACCCCGCGTTGTCGATATTCAAGGCCCGCAGCGGCTCGGAATTGTCCGTCTGGTTCTCTTGGCCGGTCGACGTTGACTGTGTCCGCGTGCCGTTGGCGACCGATGTGGAATCGCGCTTCTGCTGGACTAGTGACGGTCCGCCGAAGTTCGCTACGTACACTTCTGCCCTTACCGGAGGGGGTAATGACTACCCCGATTCCGCGTCCGAATTGATGCTTGGGATTCCCGTGCCGACTACGGCGGTTTCCGTATCTGCCTCTGGCGGCGTTGGCGCCGCCGTAACCCGGTTCTACCGCTACACGTTTTTCAGTCAGGACGGAGAGGAGTCTGGCCCGTCACCTGTGTCCGTTGTGGTTACCGGCAAGGTCGACGATACGTGGGCTATTGGCAGCACCACGGCGATGCAGGGGTTTCCGGCGAACACCGGCACGGGAACGGCGTCGTACTCCGCTCCGAGCACGACCTTTACGAACGCGGCGTCCGCGCTGCACTGGCTCCGTGTCGGTGACCTTGTTGTGCTCGACGGTGATACCCTGACTGTGACTGCGGTACCAACTACGTCTTCCTTTAAGGTCACTGGCGATTATTCCGCCGAAACTACGTGGGCGCGCAAAACGTACTGGAACACCACCGACATGACCCGGCGGATTTACCGCACTTCGGGCACGGCCGGAACGTACCAACTCGTAGTCGCCGACCTTACCGCTACATCTTACAACGATACCATTCTTGACGCAGACATCCCCGGCGATGAGCTTATTTCCGAGAACTGGATTCCCCCGCCTATCGGTTTGACCGGAATGTGCGTTCATTCCTCCGGGGCGTTGTGCGGTTTCGTGAGTAACCTGCTCTGCTTTTCTGAGCCGTTGCAGCCGCACGCTTGGCCGGAGGCGTATCAGCTTTCTTCGGGGTACAACGGGGTCGGTGTTGCGGCTTTTGGCTCGTCCGTTGTTATGGCGACTTTGGGTCCGCCTTTTGTCGCAACCGGTGTGGAACCGGTGTCGATGACCGGCGAAGACATTTCGGGTATGTACCCCTGCCTTGCAAAACGCAGTGTTATCAGTGTCGGCGACGCAGTGCTCTACGCATCGAAGCACGGGCTTGTTCGCGTGGGCCCCGGCGGGATCGGTATTTTCACCGACGGGTTCTACACCCGCGACGAGTGGGAGTTGTTGAACCCCGAGACGATGGTGTGCGAGACGGCGAATGGCTGCGTCTACACCATGTACACCAATGATGTTGACGTCAACGAAATACTTATTTTTGACGGCCAGATTCACACTCGCGCGTCGGTTAACGTGTCGGAACTGTACGCTGACCCGTCTTCTGGTGATTTGTTCGTCACTACCAGCGAAGGCATTTTGCTCTGGGATTCGACGAACGAAGTACCGCTTCAAGGCAACTGGTTGAGTAAGGTGTTTGTACTTCCCTCGCCGGTGAATATGGGCGCCGGTAAAGTGGAGTTCGACCTTGCGATTACGGAAGCTGACCGGATCGCAATGCTCGCTGCTGCAGAAGCCGCCGCACTGTTCAACGCTGCTTTGGTCACCCTCCCCATTACGACGGTGAACGCGCTGGCTCTCGGTGGCGGGTACAACACTACGGCGGTCAACTGGGCGGAAGTTTTGGGCAGTGCGTTCGTTGTGCCCCCCGGCGTGCCGGCCAGCAATGTAGTTTCGATCACGTTGTATTCACGCGGGGAAGTCATTGTTTCGAAGCAGATTTTCAGTGACGACGTGTTTCGCTTGCCGAGTGGATACCGGAAGGACAGTTTTTCCATCGGGATCAACTCCCAGTGCACCATCAAGGAAATCCGTATTGCGGAGACGCCCAACGAACTGAGGCAGGCATGAGTCGGAGCAAACCGGGAATACCTTCTGTCCCGAAAGCCGGCGAGCCGCGCTTTCGGTTCGACCAGTCGTTGAAAGAAACGCTCGAACTTATGTCCGGCCGGCGCGGCGGGGCTCCTATCGCTGAACTTGACACTGAGACGGCAACAGCCGAAGATTGTGCTGTAAAAATAAACGAAATCCTACAGGCGCTGCAATGATCCTCGTCCCCCGAAACGCGCAGCAATTCAAGGCCTTGTCGGAGTTTATTCGCGACCGGGCTTACGTGCAGCCGACTCCGGACACCCGGTACATTGCTTGGGTAGACCCCGGCGGCCAGTCCGTCAAAATGGTCGTAGCCATGAATGGGTTTTTGGGCAAAACCTGCCAGATTCATGTTGCAATGCGGGATGACTTCAGCTTTACACCACGGAAGATGTTG